AAATTCAAAACAATCATTATGATTATTATTACAAATTATATTTAAACAAATTATTAAATTTTTTTTATTTATTTTTTTATGTAAAAATTTTACAATATTTATATTACCATTATAACACGCAGTTAAAAAATAAGATTTTATAAATTTATAATTTATAAAATTACTTAATAATTTTATAATATTTAAATGATTATAATCAAATAAATTTTTAATAATATAGTTGTAATTAACAATATGACAAAACTTCTTTAAATACCATTTAAAAAATAATATAGGTATTTTTTTACGTGTAGATATTATATAAATTAATATATCATTATATTCTGAAGTATTGTATAATTTATAAGATAGTGTTGTTAATTTATAATGAATATATTGAATACATTTATATGACATATTTTTTATACCCATAATATAATATGGTTTTACTTGTAAACAAAGTTTAACATCATAACTTAATAAATATTTTAATATATCTATATTATTATTTATAAATGCTATTTTAAAAAGAATTTGGGGATTATCTTTTAAAATATAATCATATTTTTCAATCATAAAAATAAATGAAGAAATATTTCCAGTTCTACAAATTTTTTTAATCATTTTTAAAGATTGGAACTTATTTAATGTAGTATAATTTATAATATATTTTAAAATAATATAATTATTACAATGATAAAAAGAATTAAATTTTATTTTTTTTATATTGTACTTTTTAATTATATATTTTATAAATAAAAGATTATTAGATTGAATACAATATTTAATATATTTACTAATATTTATACCTATACTTTGATTAAGTAATCCATTGATACATAAAAAAATTATGTCTTTATCATTCATTTTTAATTTATTATTTTTTTTTAACCAATGTATAAATAATTCATTTGTGGAACTAAAATCATCTATATATTCCATCAATACTATAGCATCATCTAAAATATTTTTTTTTATTAATAAAGATACAATATTTCTAATGTCAAATGTATTATATATTATTATATCTGTTCTTGTTTTTTTATTCAATTCAAAAATATCCATATATTATATAATATTTATTGTTTAAAATATTTTTATTATTAATAATTAATAATAAAAATCTAATTAAATATCGTTCTAATTCGAGTAAGCAAGGCCACCCATACCAGACATAATTCTTAATACATTGTAATTTCTGGCGTATACTCTTACCTTAGCAGTACCAGTACCAGAAACGGTAGCATTAGATAGAACAAGTTGTAAGGTAGCATTATCAATACGACTGAAATTGCAAGTTCCGGATGGTTGTTGTTCTTCTGGGCGAAGTGCGAACGAATAAACATTAATACCGGTGTCTGGGGATCTAGTGTGATGTTGGAATGGTTGGACTTGGTCGAAATAGGTTCCTTCGCGTTCCGAGAAACGGTCTTGACCATTAAGTTGTAATTTGGCGGTTACAACTGGATTCTCGCCCCAGCAATGCATATCTAACGAGGTTTCGGTCAATACGAAAGCACCTGCGTCAGAAACACCGGATGCCAATGCGGTGCTTCCAGTTGTGGCCCATTTATCAGTGCTTTCATTCCATAAGATATTGGCGGGGGTGGTGTCGGCTTTGACAGCATCAGTCGAAATACTAGGAACAGCTGCTTGTTGGAACGCGTCGCCGGATATAAAGCCTTTCGAACCCTCCACAGCTTCTTCTGTGCTGAAAGCTTTAATAGAATTCGGAAGAGCATCAAGTGCGTCAGTATAATTGAAAGGTTGAGCACCTAGAGTTTTGTATAGAGTGGTATCTCCTTGAGTAGCCGAGCAATAATCAACATTGCAATCTGGTTGAACTACCCATACCAATTCTTTACATGGGTGATTGAAATTCAATCTAATTTTATTCGAAGAAGAACCGACCGATTCCGAACCGGTGAATTGTAATTGTTCGATCAAATATTCAGCTGGATTTTGAGCCATTCTTCTTCTTTCGTCAGTATCTAGATAAATGTAATCAACATACAAAGAAGCACTTACTAAGGATTGGCTGTATGCGGCAGTAACTTTGACCTCAGTAGAAGAGGCCGAATCTAAAGAACTTACAGCCCACAAACATTCATCAATTGCTCTTAGGTCTAGATTAATCTTTACTTCGTGATATTGTAGAGCAATAAGAGGTAGAGCAAGTCCAGGATTAGTACAGAACCAGAATTGTAGAGGAATGTAAAGAGTAGTTTCTGGTAGGGCATTTCTAGGAGCACAAACTTGTCTTGGAGCATTCGAATCACAAGGACCATCGATATCAGCATAGTCAGGATCAGTCATAAAGGTCAATTGGGTAGTTTGTCCAACCATTTTATTGTATCCTTCTTGTTGATTTTTATCAAGAGTTAATTGGCACCAAATATGCATCCAATCACCATAATGTTTATCAATTCTTTGACCGCCAATTTCAACTTCAACTTGTTCAATTAATTGATGACCAGGGAAATCTAACCATCTTGCATATACGGCACCGACACCAGAAGTGTTTAAACTTTGGTTAATTTCAGGTAAAGTTACTTGTAAATAAGTTCTGTAAGCAAGATCACCATTGCGCGAAATGGTACAGTTTACTCTTCTACCGAAATCAGCTTGTCCGTTAAAAGTTTGTTCAATAGATTCCATCGAAAAGTTGGTATGTCTTCTGTAAGTAACTTTCCAGAAGGTAATTTGCGGATTACCAGTTAAATATACGTCTTGGGCGCCATAAGTTACAAATTACATTAATCCACCCCCCATTATAATAAACTAAAAAAAAAAAAAAAATAGAATATAAAAAAAAAAACAAATATAAATATATGAATGATGATACAATTGATAATTTATATAGTAAGTATATAAGAGATTTAAAAATAGAAGACGAAAAAATAAATAAAAGCAAAACATCAACAAAATGTAATTTTAACGAATTAAAAAAAAAAATAACAAAAAAGAAGAATGATTATTTCCTAAATAATTCAATTGAATTATTTGATTATTTTGAATGTAAACAAAAAATAGAAAAAAATAAAAACCCTAAAAAAATAATTAATAGTTTTTTTAAAATTAAAGATAATGAAGATATGAATGAAGATCATGAAAAATTAAATGAATCAATAAAGAATTATATGAAAAAAAATAATTTTTTTCATACAAATATAAATACATATACTTATAACTATTCAAATTGTAAGAATTGTAATGTAGGAGAAATGATAAAGGTTGTTCATGAGGGAATGATATTATGTAATAATTGTTTTATAAGTGAAATATATTTAGTGGATAATGATAAACCAACATATAAAGAACCTCCTAAGGAAATTTCTTTTTATGCTTACAAAAGAATAAATCATTTTAGAGAAATATTATCTCAATTTCAAGCAAAAGAAACAACAGACATTCCTAAAGATATTATAATAAATATAAAAAAACAGATAAAAAAAGAAAGAATTGAATTATCTGAATTAACAAATAAGAAAACAAAAGATATACTAAAAAAATTAGGATATAATAAATATTATGAACATATACCATTCATAAAAGATAGATTAGGTATAAAACCACCAGTAATGACACCAAAACTCGAAGAGACTTTATGTAATTTATTTATGGATATACAGATACCTTATTCAAAATTTTGTCCGAACGATCGTGTAAATTTTTTGAATTATTATTATACTTTATATAAATTATGTGAATTATTAGGAGAAAATAAATATTTACCATATTTTCCTATGCTAAAAGACCAAAAAAAAATAGAACAAGACGAGATATGGAAAAAAATATGCAATGAATTAAAATGGGAATTTATTTCAACATTATAAACCACCTGGGAATCCGACTAAATTAGCGCCAATTCCGAGTCCAGCACCAGACCTTGCCGAATCTCCCATTACAGGAATAAAAGTATCTAAAATACTAAAGGTTGCGGCGGCAGTTAAAGCAATTAATATTATTTCATCCATATTAAGACTTACCTTTGGTATAGCATAAGCAGCAATAGAAACCATTAAACCTTCTACTAAATATTTAATAATTCTTTTTACAATTTCTTTAAAAGTTTTGTCATTAAAAGATTGATTCATTATAATTATTATAAAGAAAAAAATATATAAACATTTAATAATTGTACAATATAATGAATGTTGAATTATTAAATGAAGTTGATTTGTTAGACGAAGATAAACCAATAGCACAACAGAAGTATGTTTGTTTATCTTTTATATCGCCTGAAAATATAATAAAGAAAAAGGAAGATTTTTATTTAGAAAGTTTTTTAAAAAAATATGATCTTAATAAATCTTTAACAAAATTTACTCAATTTATTAACTATATTTCATTTAAATATAGTATAAATATTGAAGAATTAAATACGGAATTTGAATCATTCACTAAAAGTGAACAATTTAAATTATCTGACGAATTTAAAGATGATTATAAAACTTTTATTGATAATAATGAGGAAGAATTAGATAATGAATTTTCTAAACAGAACAATTTTCAAACATCTGTTAGAGGTATAAAAGTTAGAGGTGTTTTTCCTACACAAGAAGAGGCAGAGTCAAGGTGTAAAATTATACGTCAATTTGATACTAACCATGATGTATATGTAGGACCTGTTGGATTATGGGTTCCTTTTCATCCAGAATCGTATAAGACTGGTCGTGTTGAATATCTTGAGAAAGAATTAAATGATTTAATGCATGAGAAGTATAAAAATGAATCAAAAGTAAAGGAAGAATTTGAAAAAAGAACAAAAGAGAGTAAACTCAACGCAATACAAAAAAATCTTGAAAATGCTAAAATACACGGGAGTAAATTAACACAAACTATTAACGATAAAGGAGAATTGGTAAATATTGAAAATATAAATGAAACAGATAAATTTCTAGGCGTAAATGCTGATTTAGATGAAATTAAAGAAAAAATGTTTCAAGATAATAACATTAAAACTAATAGTGAAAAAAAACTAGAACCGGTATCAGAAGATAATGTAGAACCTGTATTAGAACAGGTTGAATAATATAAAAATAACTATTAATAGTATATGAGTTCGAATTGGAATTTAGTACTAACTCCAAATAATGTAACAAAAAGTATAACTATATATGATGAAGATACCAAATTTACAAGATTTCCTAGATATGTAGACCCAAGGGAAGGTATAAATGATGGTTCTACATATATAGATAATAATAACAATGTAATTAAATCAGGCAATCCGGAATATTTTAATTTAGCAAATTTAAGGATTTTTAAATCAAGAAATAATATAATAAGAACAAGAGAAGGAAGAGCTGATGGTAAAAATATTTCATTTAATGAATTTTCATATGAAACAAGGAAAGAAAGAAGAAAATATGAAGTATTACAGTATAAAAATGCCTCATTATTAACAAATAATTGGAAAGATAATTTTAAATCAAAAAGAATAAGTCAATATCAATTGAAATTATTAAATGAAAAGGAAAAAATATCTAAATGTGAATATAAAATAAAAGGAATAAATATTAATAATATCCCTTTTGAAACGTCATTATAATTAAGCCCTTAATTTTGGAATCATGCATATATCTTCAGAAGGGAATATTTTACCACTTAAACAAACCGAACCCTTGTCTATTTTAACACATTCCCTCTGTCCGTCATCATAACCTAAATAACAATAACCGTCGTATTTAGATATTGAACCTTTATTATATAATATTTTATTATTTATATTATCGAGTGACTTTTCATATATATTTTTTTTTTCATTATATTTTTTCATATTTTTTTTTTCTATTTCTTTAATTTTTTTTT